CGCTCCTGGTGACGTTCAGACTTTCTGCGAACAGCGCACCGGCGGCCAGTGGACTCTGAACCTCGAGGGTATTACCTCGGGCGAGGACTCATCGCTCTACCGTCTGCTCTGGACGAACTTCGGCACGACTGCCGCGTTCACCGTCGCACCAAACGGCAACAGCACCGAGAGCGCAGACCAGCCTCTCTACAAGGGAACCGTCAAGTTCGACCAGCTGCCACCTCTGGCTCTGAACTCGAACGAGGTCACCAAGTTCTCAATCTCGCTAACCGTAGACAACTCGACTCACAACCCTGCTTCGGGTATCTACTACGGCGTAACCTTAGACGCCTCGGCCTAAATGGCTGAACCCGCTGGGATCAAGGTCGCCGGCCTCCGCAAAGCGATAAAGGCTCTGCAGGAGGTTGGCGTACCTGCCGACGAAATCAAGTTGGCTAACCAGCAGGCGGGCGAGTTAGTTCTCGCCGCAGCGAGGCCACTCGTCCCGGTTCGCTCTGGCCGTCTACTAGACACTCTGCGTATCGGTCGCGCATTGAACAAGGTAACGGTTAGTGCAGGCCGGGCGAGTGTCCCGTACGCTAACCCTATTCACTGGGGTTGGTTCAAGCGCAACATCAAGCCGCAACCATTCTTTGTAAAGGCTCTCGGCTACACTCGCGAAGAGGTTTACCAGAACTATTTCCGGTCTATCGACTCGCTAATCGCAAAACAAGACACCAAAGGAATACCAACGGAATGAACGTAATTGAAACCCTAACCATGGCAGAGATCGAGGAACTCTCGCAGCTCACCGGAACCGACTTTGTGCAAATCCTTGAAAAGGGACTTAAGCCTGGCCGCCCTATGGCCGCCCTTGCTTGGGTTGTTGCAAAGCGCACCAACGCCAACGCCAAGATCGACGAGTTCATGGCCATGACCCTCATGGAAATGGCTAAGTGGCTCGAGGGTGCGGCTACAGACCCAAAAGCCTAAGTTACCTCGAGGTAATGGCGCGGTTCTGTATTCGTTTCGGTTACACACCAGAGCAGTTCCGTGGTTTTACACTTGAGGAAGTGGCCGCGTTTATGAGAGAGGTAACCGATGAGTCTGGTCCTTAACGTTGAGATCCTGGGCGAGTTCCGCAAACTCACTACGGCTACTCAAGGCGCACAAGGTCAACTCCAAGGCCTGAACAACAAAATCTCGGGCTTTGCTAAATCGGCTAGCCGCGCGTTTGCCTCTATCGGTCTCGGCCTCTCCTTTGCGGTTATTGCTCGTGAACTTACCGAGGCAACCAAGGCCGCCATTGACGACCGCAAGAGCCAAGAGTTGCTGGCTACGGCCATGCTCAATACTGGCAAGGCTACCGACGCTAGCGTCAAGGCAGCCGAGGCGTACATCTCGCAAATGCAGACTTCGGCGGCCGTCGCAGATGACGAGCTGCGCCCCGCATACCAAAAGTTGTTTATCGCTACTGGCGACGTAACGCAATCTAACAAGTTGCTCCAGATTGCTTTGGACGCGTCTGCGGGTACTGGTAAGAGCCTCGACGCGGTTAGCCAGGCTATGGCCAAGAGCCTCGCAGGTTCGGATACTGCACTGATCAAGCTGATACCGTCGCTGAAGAACTCGAAGACGCCAATCGACGATCTTGCTAAAGCGTTTGAGGGAGCCTCGGAAAAGGCCGCGAACCTCGACCCGTACCAGCGCATGCAGGTTATGTGGAGCGACATGCAAGAGAAGATTGGTACGGCTTTGCTGCCTGTACTGGACAAACTCTCGACTTGGTTAGCCTCACCTAAAGGCGAGGAAACAATTCAAAAGGTAACGGACGCGGTTACTGACATGCTCGACTGGTTGACTGCTACCGCTACTTGGACGGCCGAGAATGGCGACTGGCTAGTCCCACTCGTTACTGGTATCGCCTCGGTTGCTGCCGCTTGGAAGGCCGTCACGGTTGCCGTGAACGCTACTAAGGCCGCTATTGCTTTGGCTACGGCCGCGCAGGTTGCATTCAACGCCATTGCCGGTGGAACTGGAGTTGGAGTTGGTGGCAAGGGCAAAACAACCATTCCAACGACTAACAAGGCCGGCTCCCTAGTATCAAAGGCGATTGGTATTCCAGTAATCGGAACCGTAGCGGCTATTCTGGCGACTCCTGGCTCGACGCAGTTGTATGGCAAAGACCCGAGCGGCACGATCGTGCGCGACTCGTCGGGCAAAGCAATCGCTATCCGCAACCCAGACGGCTCTTACTCGTCGGCCACAGACTTCGCCAGCTCGGGCTCACCGCTCAAGCCGGGCGTCACCAATAACATCGTGATCAACAACAACACTGGCACGGTGACTGGCTCGGACATTACCGGAATGCTAAACAAGTTCGCTAACAACACAGGCACCCAGTAATGAGTATTGCTAACTTCGACATTGCCCAAAACCTCAAGGTCGAGCTTTATCTACCTAACGAGGCAGACAACCTTTTTATTGTCGGCGTATCCGAACTTGGTGGCAACGACTTATTAGCCGCAAATACGTACTTCATCGTCGGCTATTCGCTCCTCGGAGGCGACGACGTACTCGGTGACACTAACGCCTATGCCTTTTCTTGGCAATCCGTCGAGGCCGAAGTTAGCAAACTAGACATTCAAATCGGCGGCAGCCAGAACGCCGCTATCCAATACACGGCAGAACCGTCGCAGTGTGGCTTTGAAATGCAATCGTGGACGTTTGACCCTAACAATAACTCGGCCGTCCGTAACGGCACTCAATTCCGTGTACGTCTAGTTGCTACTGGCGTAGACCAGGTTCTTTTCACTGGCTACATCGACAGCATGAACGTAAAGTATCGCCCAGACGCCCCTAACCTGATCTCGGGCACCGCTTACGACGGCTACAAGCGTTTCGCTAACACTCGTTTTACTTACGACTACACAGGCACTACTAAGACCGCCAGCGCGCTCCTGACGGCTCTAGCGGCTAACGCGGGCGTCTCGGTTAGCAGCTCTAACGATCCAGGCGTAATCCCTATGTTCGGTAAAGCCGAAACGGCACAAACGACCGGTAACGTCATCAAGGAAATGCTGGACACGCAGCTCGGCCTCCTTTGGCTCAATCCGCAGGACGGCAAAATCGAATACCGCGACCGCACGACCGCTATCGGTACACCGACTTACTCGGTAGGTAACAATCACGGCGACGCCGATCACTGGTGCATGAGCGGCCTGACCGTGAACCAGAACCCAGACGACCTTGTAAACAGTATTCGCGCCACTATGACCAGCGACGACACTAAGAGCCTGCTCCGCGAGAACCCGGACTCAATCCAGTTGTACGGCATTCTCTCGCAGAACGCTACCGTCAACGTCGCTACCGAGTCCGACCTCGATACTTGGCTCGACATCGCTTTCATTGAACGCCCTAAGCAACTCGTAAAGGACGTTACTACGCCCGCCATTGACCGCCTCGGAACTCTCACGGACGCGGCAACCACGACCCCCGGGACTCCAATCTCGGTGAAGTACCAAACCAGCAACATTGACATTGACCAGACGTACCAGGTGACACGTGTCAAACATTCCATTGACCCTAACCAGTGGTCAACTACTCTAGAACTATGGAGGGCTAGCTAATGGCTTACAAAACTTTTGTGAATGGTTACGCGCTTACCGCGTCGGAACTAAACGCGTATCTTATGAACCAGTCGGTTATGGTATTTGCCGACTCGTCTGCACGTTCAAGCGCGATCACTTCGCCGACCGAGGGTATGCTCTCGTACCTGACCGGAACTAACGCGTTCGAGTATTACGACGGTTCGGCTTGGACTACTCTCGTACCTGCGCAGGCGCAGACTATTAGCGACAAGAGCGCAAACTACTCGATCCTGGCTGCAGACGCCTACAAGCTGATCCGCTCAACGAACTCAGCAATCACAATCACTCTGGACAACGTTCTTACCGTCGGCCAGCGTATCGACTTCTACCAGGCAGGCACCGGCCAGGTTACCTTTGCAGCAGGCTCGGGCGTGACCCTACAGAGCAAGAGCAGCAACGTGAAGACGGCCGCCCAGTATTCGGCTGCCACGGTTATTTGCGTGGCGTCTGGCGTTTACGCCCTCATCGGTGATCTAGGAGCCTAAACATGTTGCCAATCGGTATCCTGGCCTCCAGTGGAGGGAGTGCAAGCGCATACGAGCTGATATCTACCAGCCTCGTTTCCAGCGATACTACAAGCGTTACCTTTGGCTCGATACCGGCCACATACAAGCATTTGGAAATCCGCATGACCTCGCGGACTAACGAGGGCGGAGCAACCTACAGCGACTCCGGCCTTATGGAGTTCAACAGCGATACGACTAATGGCAATTATGCTGGCCACTACATTGCAGGCAACGGCTCTGGCGTCAACAACAGCGCGACCTCATTCAAAATTGGTACGCTGCGGACGCTAGCAACTTCGCTCAATACTGGCTCTGCCTTTGCCGCGCACATAATTGAAATTCCAGATTATGCGGCTACCACTAAAAACAAGGTGGCGCGAGTCCTATCCGGTCAGTTGAACACAACCTACGGCGCGTACGGAATTGCGCTAACGTCTTTGCTCTGGATCAACACTTCGGCCATTACCAGCGTCACCCTAAAGCCAGCCAGCGGAGCAAGCTGGACAAGTGGCTCACGGTTCTCGCTCTACGGAATTAGGGGCTAACATGCCAGCAGGACTATCAGCACTTACGCCGCTAGCAAACACAACTCTTGCTAGTTCAGCGTCGAGCATCACGTTCAGCTCAATTGTTGGCACCTATCGCGATCTAATTTTGGTTGTGGCCAACTACAAGGCCTCGACTGACATTACCGCCTACATCAGGTTCAACAGCGACACCGGTTCGAACTATAGCCAAACGTACCTGGTTGGAAATGGCTCCGCAGCTTACGCTGGTCAATCAAGCGGAACCAAGTTCGACATCGGTTATTTCACCTATGCCAGCAACAGCGACACCGGCTATTCGATGATTGTCAACGTCATGGATTACACCGCGACCGACAAACACAAAACTGCGCTGATCCGTTCAAACCGTGCTGGTGTTGGCTCCGAAACATTTGCCACGCGCTGGGCATCAACCGCCGCAGTAACGGCTATCTCCCTAACTGCCTCAACTGGAACATTCAGCACAGGCACATCGTTCGCACTGTATGGAGTATCCGCCTAATGTATACGCAGCTCATCAGCACGACAACGGTAGGCGCAGGCGGTGCGTCGAGCATCACGTTCAGCTCAATACCGGCAACTTATACCGACTTGGTAATTATTCTGTCAGCACGTGCAACTAGCACGACCGCGAACATCACTCTGAACCTAAACGGTTCGGCCACCAGTTTCACAGGCCGTTATTTGACTGGCAACGGATCAGGAGCCTCATCAACGACTTCTACGACGCTTATCGGCACGTCTAGCATCAGCACCGACACCGCTAACACCTTTGGCTCTCTGCGTTTGCACCTGCCAAACTATAGAGCCGCCGCCT